CAACCTGGCCGAAATGGTGCGCCGAATCCGAGGTCATTACTCCCATATCTCCATTGAGTGCGTCGCAAACATGCCAATCATCATAGACCCACACCGGTTCGAGTAGCCGATACATGGAGAATCCAGCGGCCGCGCTTGTGAGTTGGAACCATACCGGGACGCTGACTGCTTGCGACGTGTCGATATCGTAGACAAGCGTTCTATCGGGCAATCGTATCCATAATTGCGGGTGCGATTGGTGAATATGTTGTTCCAATGTAACCGCAATCAAATCTACTTCGGCATATTCGGCGAGTATCGCGTCAATCTCTAGCGTGCTAATTTTCGTAGCCCCGCCGTTGACGGCAAGATATATTGCCGGTGTTTCGTTGCGTCCGCTTCCGAGGAAGGCTACATAATCCCCAAATACACACGCGCCATGCGTTCCAAGCGCTCCCTTTTGCACCTGGGCGCCTTCGACTCGCTGGAATGGGAATAATTGTCCGCCGATAGTATTAAATACTTCGCAGGTATATCGATTGACAGCCCATATTTCATTACGTATTTTCAAAACTGCTTGAATCGGATCAGGGTCAATTTCCGACGATCCATATTTAAGCGGATTAACGCTCATCGGGTTAGCAAGTTCAGTCACTATTAAATATTCGCCGTCGGTTGACATGAAGTATCCATCGATCCATACGACATCAAGACACGTCCCAAGATCAGGGTCAACGACTTGGTCAAGCGTTACGCCATCCCAGTAATAAAGCCGTCCGCCCGACGCTATTGCGAGCCTATCGAAAGAATAGACAAGCGTGCAACGCGATCCAATGCCGACATCCCCAAGGACGGTCAACGATCCGTCGGCCGCAACCTTGACAAGTTTAGTGCCCGATACTCGATACAATTCCCCATTCCAATTTATCCCGCCGCGCGCCGCGCCTAATCCAGCCCCTAGCCGAATAGCACCGTCAGCCATCCGCAAATAGCCAGCACTTATACCCGATTGCATGACCACAGGGATCATGTTGACCGGATATGAGTTCCGCAAGTTTGCGGCCTCGTCGGCGTATACTCCGCTCAGGATCGGGATTTGCATTTACACGCCTTTATATACCTTGATGCTATACGAAACCGTCATGTCATCTCCGGCAGCCGATATCGCGGCAGAGTCATAGACATGAAGATTCCCGCCAGGGAGTAAATAAGAATCCTGCGGGATAGGAACTTGAATATCGGTATTTATAAATGCGGTTTCCCTAAATGTTCCCTGTATGAACATATAGTTCCGCGTAAGACTTGCCGCTTGCGTCGTCCCCGCCGATATACGTCCGAGAACCGTCCCCGCCGCGTCTCGCGCCTCAACAACAATCTGTCTATTCCCGACCGTCGCATCTGTAACAAGCGTAACAAGTAGCGAGTTAAGATGCCACATTTCACCAGCAGGAACCGTGAAAACTTTATCAGAGTCATTTAATGCCGCATCGACGACACGCCTGACAATCGGCGTTTCTGTTACGGCCTCTGA